AGTTTTCTTAGAAACATATTTTTTTAAATTATCTGCTGTTGTTTTATCTAAAAATAATTGAACTTTTCCTTTATCTTCTAATCCCAATTTTTTATATATTGTTTGCAACGATTTAGTTTCTAATTTTATATTCATTAAATACAACCTACCTTAATATGTTCTAATTCTTCTGTATCTGGATCATTGAATATAAATTTATCTATAGAAGTTACTTTATGAACATTATCTTTTCCATATTTATTACTTAATTGAGTTATTGGAACAGTTCCTTCAATTTTATCTTCAACTTCAAAATTTACAATAATATCTTCTTTTGCTATAAACCATGACTTGTTATATCCTTTTAAATCAAAAATTCTTATTAAAGCATTTTCGACAGAATTAGAACCATTTTTATTATGATTTACAACTGATGTATTTCGATAGCTAGCTTCTTTCACATATCTTTCATATTTATCTTTATTTTTATGATATATCGTTATTTTTCTTGTTGGAAAATCTTCCATAAATCCTCCTATAGATAAGCAGTTAATTCATCTGGTAAATTAGCTAAAATGTCTTTTTTAGTTTGATTGTATTCTTCTATTGAAATATCATTGAAATTTTTACTAACACCATCTATTGAGAATGAACTTAGCTTTCTATTCTCTCTTTTCTTTTTTCTTTCTATTAAATCAACTAAAGCACAGGCAGTATATTGCAACTGTTCCTGTGCTTCTTTAGGCAAATTATTTATTTTTCCTTGAGTTAACCTGGTATTAATGTTTTTATCGATTTCTCTACTTGCTTCTAGTATTAGTGAATCAAAAGAGTCTTGTGTCAATTTTCCTTTGTAGTCTATACGATAATTTTCAAATTTTGCGTATACCATTTTATCAACTCCTATTTCTTGTCTGTTTTTATTTCACCTTTTAATTTTTCGTTTTCTGCTTTTAGTGTCGTTACTTCCTTTTGAAGATTAGTGTTATTTTCTTTTAGTGTTTCATTCTCTTTTTTTAATTCTTCAATTTCACCTTTTATTTTAGTATTTTCACCTTTTAATTTTTCGTTTTCTTTGCCTACATTCTTTTCTTTAAAAGAATGTCCTATACCTATTTTTTTACTCATTACTTTCACCTCCTATTATTTGTGAGATAAATAAATACCAGCTACTTTATTAGCATAATATTCATTTAATCCATATAATCTGTATAGCCACTTGTAGTTATCTCCCTCTTGATCTTGTTCAGGAGTAAATATTTTCATTTTATTATGTTTTGTATATTGTAATAATGCAGGTTTATGTATAATCATAAAGTTAATATCTTTAGAATTTACACCTTTTTTAAATCCACCTTTTCTTTCTCCATCTGCATCTTTACCACTTAACAACTCAATTTCAGTTTGAAATCTTGATTGTGGAACTACTTTTATACTAGCAAATTTCTTTAATAATTCCTTTGATTTATAGTTATCCATATCTCTTACTAATCCAAGTAATACAGATGTTATTCTTAAATGTCTATTTTCTTCTGGTACTTCATCATTTGTCATATCATCCCATGCTTTTGCAATTGCTTTATAGACTGCTTCTCCTGTTTCTAATGTTACTCCTTCTGTAACTTTTGAAATACCTGGTACAGCAGCATAAGTGGCATATCTTACAGCATCTACTTCTGGAATAACTTTAGTCCTTAAAAACTCTGCTGATAGATTTCCTAATATTACTCCTCCTGTTTCTTCGTTGTCTATTGTATCTGTTTTTAGTTTTCTTCCTCTTTCATAGTTGAATTTCTTTGTCTCATTTGTTAATGAAACATCTCCATCTATATATCCACTATTTCTGTCATAATCTCCCAAACCATCCATTTCTAATACTGGAACAATTATTTCATTTGCGTTTTTTCCAGCTTGTACTAAAGCACCATTCATATCAAAATCACTTGTAGTTGACTCCGCTTTATAAATTTTATCTAATAGTTCTGGTGCATGTTTTTTAAATAATGCTATTGAATTTCCCATATTTTTTCTCCTTTTCTTTATTTTTCTTGTTTAATTCCCATGACTTCTTCTAATTCTTCTAAGTCGTCACCTTTAGATGGTTCTTTATGTTCTCCACCTAAATTGATTTCACTATTATTAGATCCATCATCATTTTCTTCATCAAATAAAAAAGAATACTTTTCTTTGACATCTTTGATTTGCTCATCAATACCAGATACTTTGTATTCTCCTTTATCGTCTTTTTCGTATTTAATTTTTTCTTTATCTAATTTACTACAAACTAGATCAAAGTCTTTTGCTCCTTTTATAGAAGCTTTTAAAGCATTTGTTTTTTTGAACTCTTCAACTTCTTTAGAACCTTCTTCAAAACCTTCTTGCTTAGCTTGTTTTTTGATTTCTTCTATATCGACAGAACCTGCTTCTTTTATTTTTGTGTTTAATTCTTCGATTACTCCTTCTTTTACCTTTAAATCATTCTTCAAGCTCTCAGTCTTAGTTTTTTCAGCATTAACATCATTACCATTTTCAGTCATAATACTGTCAATAATATTTTTCTTAACATTATCCTCAATTTCTAAATCTTTGAACAATCCTTCTAAAAAACTTCTTTTCATAATATTTCTCCTCCTACGATTTTCTACGGGTTTTTCTTCCCATGAACTTGATAATATTTGCTATTTTTAACGTCGTATGCCCAACTACAGTTTCTTTATTGTCTAACTGAAAAAAGACAATAAAAAAAGAAGCTCGTCAGCTTCTTGTATATATTTTATAAAATTGATAACTTATTTATATTCCTAACATCATTACTAAACTTTCTAAGTGTGCTTTTTCGTGTAACATTGCTTTTTCTTCTGCTGTATATTTATCACTATTAAAAACATTTTGAATTTCATCATACAATTTTTTTAATACTTCATCTTCTTTTCCATCAGGACAATATATAGTTTGATATATCAAGCTATATATATAATCTTTGTTAGTCATACAATACCTCCATTAATTTATTTATTTCAATAGCTTCATCTATTGATTTGCCAACTAGATAATTTTGTATTTTATTTTCTAAAAATTCTAATCTATATGTAACTGGAATATTAAATAATTTTTGTGCAAATTTTAAATTATCTTTTTCAATTTGTATTTTTTCATTTATTTTTGTCAAATTTTCTACCCAATCGTCATAATCAGATTTTACATCAATAATATTCTCTTTTTTAGATATTTCCTTTGCTAGCAATTCTACTGTTGTTTCTTCAATTTTTCTGTATTTCTTATATACCTCTTCATTATAATAGCTTATAGAATGTGCATGTAAATGTTCATGTAATATTGCATGTGGGGAAGTATAGTTTTCTACTTCTATATCACAACTCCATAATTTTGCAGTTATAAATCTATTACTTTCTATTATATTTCCACTCCACTTACTTATATTTTTAGTATATTTATTGGCTATTCTAGATGTACTTTTAGCAATTTCTTTAATTTCATTTTTCGAATATAATTGCTCCTTATTTTTAGTAATTTTTTTATAAAATTGGGGTATTTCTATTATACTGTGTTTTTCTTTATTTGTCACTACTTTCATTCTATTATAGTCTTTTTCAAGTCCTGTTTCTTTGCAGAATGCTGTATGTTTTTGTTGTAATTGTTTTAATCTGCTTCTTTCATTAGTTGCATCTATCTCTGATTTTTCTAATATTTGTATAGTTCTTTTTTCTCTTCTTATTGCATTTTCAAGCTGCCTTTGTTTTTGAATAGCTTCGTAATATGGAATTTCTTTGCCTTTATATATTACTTTAGCATCTTTATATTCTTTCAATTCTGCTTTTGAATATATTGGCTCTGAAATACCTAATATAATACCAAAATAACTATGTCTACAGTTATATTCTTTCCATAAGCCTTCAACATCTTTCCACAAGTCAACTACATATTTTTTACTATCTTCTTTTTTTACTGCATATTGTTTTCCTTGTGCTTCTGCATGCGTTGGCCTAGCCCCTATATGAGCTGTAACTTCATATCCATCACAACCAAGATAATCTTCAACATCTCGATTTATATTGTTGGCCGTTTCTTGGATGCCACTTAGTACATTTCTTCTAACTGCTGCTTCTAATTGTATGTTTCTTCCTAGTTTATCTTTTAAAGTAACACCTTTTTTAGCAAGTTCTTTAACTGCATCATTTATTGCTGATTGATAGTCGTAAGCTCCTGTTGTTACTTTTATATATGCCATATCGATTGCTTCTACATAAGCTTGTTTACTTTGAAATGCGATTGTGTTTGTAAAATTTTTTAGAACTTTATTTGTTTGTTTTAGCCCTTGATTTAATATTTTATATTGCTTATCACTTAATTTAAAAGGCTTATTTCTGTATTCATAAAGTTCTTTATATCCTTTTATATCCTCTTTTGCCATATTTAAATATAAATCTTTTACTGCTTTTTTAGTTTCTGCTGATAGCATTGATGTATTCTCTAAAGTTTCAAGAAATATGTCAGTTCCATTTGTTTCTTTTAAAATTTCTAATTGTTTTCTGCTCACTTCTGTAATTTCTTGTGTTTTTAGTAGTCTTTTTATTATATCTGTAGTTATATCGA